CTTGCAATAAGATTTTGTTTTAGTATAGATTCTGCTTTAGCTATTTAAGGAGAAATCCAGTTAACTTTATTTATTGTTTTGTGCTGATCCAAGTAGCAAGTTTATCAGCAATAAGTTGATGTCCCAATTGATTTGGATGTGCAATATTAGGATGAATATAGATGTTATCTGTTTTTCCAAGCAAGAGTTTTCTAAAAAGATAAGATGATTTTTTGGCGGTTATCCAAGAATCTCCGACGCCAAACCAGTCAGCAGCTGTTTCTTTTCCTGCTTGCCATATTTTTTCTGTGTTTACTCCAGGCAACCATTCTGGATATTTTATCCAACCCGAAAAATAATAATCGTCAATTCCGTGCATTTGACACCACATTTGTAGGGCAGTCACCGTAGTACTACTACGCATCAGTTCGTGGTGGTCAGTATGAAAATGTAAAGCAAAGTCTTGAATTAACCTGGTGGCATCTGTGGGCCAGTGTTCTCGTTCTTTTAAATTAACATCTAACGAAGCAAATCGTGGAAAATATGTTGTTCTTGCTGGGTTGGTTAAATGAAATACCGCTACCGTATGATCTGTTTTATTCCATCGGTGTTTTAAATAATCTTGTAATTGAAACAACATATCTTCATTACTAGCACCAGGCGATCCATAATTGTATAACTGATCAAATCCTAATTGATTTTTTAATAAAACACCGTATGGAACTTGGCCTAATTCTTTTTTAAGCTCTTTGCCTTCTGGCCAACTATCCCCCAGTGTTAGCAGAACCCGTTGCATTTAGATTCTTGGTTGGCAATTTTTAATATCATTTGCTGTTTACCAGGCTTTGAGTATGATCAGATTCTCGTTACCTCGACCTGTAAACTTGGTTTCCGTTGCCTTGATTGCTTCAAATTCCTTACGGGCAACGGGTTTACTACCCATGACCAGTTTGATCTGTTCTGCAGGCTTACGAAGTGTTTTTTGTACTGTGGCTAGTGCATCAAATCCCACAATGGCACTACCCTTAACCGTAAACGTGCCAATGTGACTGTCTGCCATAACATGGATTAATTTACGTTTGACTGTGTCATACAGCCATGCTTCTGACGCACCGACTAATTTAGTAACTACTTCAGATTTGAGACCAAGTTCGTCAAATTCTTTAAGGAACTTAAATTTACGAGTTAGTTTTTCCGGGCTTACTGCTTTCTTGGCACGTGGCTTGCGTTCTACCTTTTTCAATTGAACATAACTGTTACAATCATTTATTACTGTTTCGCAGAACTTGACACACTGTTTCAATTGATTTTTATTAAGGTGACTGTATCCATCGACTAGATCGGCATCTTCGCCTTCTAATACTTCGTTAAATTCTATAAGACGTAATTCCCAAACTGCAGATACTGTACCGGTCATATTAGGACTAATATTCAATCCACGCATGAGTTTAATTGGACTAAAGTCTGCTGACATCTTGGCGCCAGCAACAACAAAGTCATCAAACATGCCTTCTAATTCACCACAGCACTCAGATACTTTCTCACGTAGGTGATCTTGAATGGTTAACTTTTGAACCGCTGTATCGTCATCTTTTTCTTCCTGTGATTTACGAACTTCTTGTTTTAACTTGAGCATTTCACTGATTTGCTCATCAATAATACACTGCTCATGTTCAAGTAATTCTAGGCCTAGCAAGGTCATACGACACACCCAAGCTGGCGTAATACGAATTTGGCTGTCAGGGATACCACGCATTTTTTTGGCATCAACTTTACGACCGTTATGCTCTAGATAATGACACAACATTTCCTTGGCATCTTTTTTACCATAGTGATAGTTGTACCATTTAAAGGCGGCAGCAAATGAGCTGACTCGAGTTTCACTAGTGGGTTGAAACTTCCATTCTGGTTCAAAGCCTATGTACTTGGTTTCAGCACCCTTAGGGTTCAATCTTTTAATTTCGTTTTTAGCCATAGTCTTTATTGTATATTAAAATTTTGTAATGTCAACCGATTAGTGCCGCAAAGACAATGTGTTTTTCCAAATTATTTACAAGTTCGCGAGCTTGTTGCTTGAGTTCTCGATAGCGTGGTGTTTCTTTATGTAGTCTACGACATTCTACTTTCTCTTGATCTACTGCGGTCATTTTACTATCTATTCCACGAACCATCTTAAGGAGATCACGCTTGGCTACCTTGCTTTTAACTACATTTATTTGGGTTATAGCACGATCTAAGCGTTCAAATAATTCATTGTATAACATATCATCCATAACAGTAATTATACAAGGTTTGAAGTTACTAGTCAATCTAGCCGCTAAATACTAGACTATGCCTAGATTATCCATGTGGCGGCCCACCCGGTCAGCCGACTACCAATTTATTGATCGTACAATCTCAGAAATGTACACTGTCGGGGGGCTTGATTTATATATCCACAAATATCTTGGTCCGCAGACCGGGGATATTGGTGATGCTGATGCCACCTTGCCAGTTTATGACACGCAAAATCCCTTGTTCATTGAAGATTTGTTATTGTTAGAAAATCGTGATCGTGCTTATGATCCAGATATTTTTGTCATGCGTGGTGTTTATCGCACCCAAGACGTAGACTTTGATTTAACACAGTTTGGTTTGTTTTTAAACAACGATACTCTGTTTATAACTTTTTCCTACAACGACATGATTGACACTTTTGGCCGTAAACTCATGGCCGGTGATGTAATTGAAGTCCCAAACTTAAAAGATTATAATCCCTTAAATACTGGATTGGTTCGTGCATTGCCTCGCTACTATGTTATCCAAGATGCCAATTTTGCTCAAGAAGGATTTAGTGTTACCTGGTTGCCACACCTATGGCGTGTCAAGGCCACACCCATGGTGGCCAGTCAAGAGTTCGATCAAATTACCAACAAACCATTCATGCCGGAAAACATCTGGGATAATGGAAACTTTTATCCGGCCAATGAGACGGTCAACAACGGCGGTACCTATTATCAAGCTACCAAACCTGTTCCTCCTGGAACAGAAATAACTAATACCGAATACTGGACAGAAATCATTACACCTAGTACCATTAGTGAAAAACAAAGCACTCGTACTAGAGATCTTACTATCAATGATGCCATCTTAACTCAGGCCGAGATTGAAGTGCCACTAAGCGGGTACGATACTGTTAAGTTTTATATTTTGCCCACAGGGCCTGGAGCACAACCTAGATCGGCAGGTCTTTCTACCGATGCTACAGATCCTACCTCGGCAGGTCTACAACCAGGTGAAGGCACTAGCCCAACTGGGTTTGGTTATACATTAGGCTACCTAACTGGTGGTGTAGATCCAGACACTGGATATTTGATTCCACCCAACGGATTGCCTGTTACTCCTGGGGTAAGTTTTCCTTCCAATCCTGTTATCGGTGCTTATGCATTACGCCTAGACTATTTTCCAAATCGCCTGTTCCGATATGACGGCCGTACTTGGGTCAAGATCGAAGATGCGGTACGTACCGGCATGGACTTAGACCCACGAGCACTTACCCAAAGAAGTAGTTTTGTCAACAATGAATACACAGTGCGTACCACAGACATGGGTAACATTCCAAGTCGGCAAAGTTTGAGTGAGATACTTAAACCTAATGCCGACAACGGTGACCAAGGTGGCGATTTGCCGCCCAATCCAAGACCACCAGGACGATAACTATGTTAACTCAATTCTTTTTTGATGAACAATTACGTAGATTCTTACTTCAGTTTGCTAGAATTTTTAGTAACTTTGCAGTAGAATACGGGCGTGATGAGGAAGGTACCAATCATACCTTGGTCCGTGTTCCTGTGCGCTACGGAGATTCGAGTCGGCAGGCGCAGACAGTGTTGCAAAATAATTCGGCTAGTTTTTTAAATTCATGTCCATTGATGACTTTTTATATTACTGATTTAAAATATGATCGCCCTCGTATACAAGATCCTACCTTTGTCAGCAATATCAGTGTGCGTCAACGTACCTATGATCAGACCACTGATTCCTATGAAACTACCCAAGGAAATGCGTTTACTATTGAACGCTTGATGCCGGTGCCATATCGATTGACTGTCAAACTAGACATATGGACCAGTAACACCAATCAAAAGATGCAGATTTTAGAGCAGATACTTGTGTTGTTTAATCCTGCACTAGAAATACAAAGCACTGACAACTATATTGACTGGACCAGTTTAACTGTTTGTGAACTGGATGATGTACAATGGACCAATAAAACAATTCCTGTTGGTGGCACCGATAATGTGGATATTTCTACCTTAACTTTTACTTTGCCAATTTGGATTTCAAGTCCAGCCAAAGTTAAGAAATTAGGTGTGGTTGAACGAATTATTGCCAGTATATTTGATGCCAACGGTGATGCCAGCAATGCTGTTACCAATAACGATTTATTATTGGGCACCCGTCAGGTGTTTACACCATTTGGATATCAAACCTTACTGATTGGTAATAAATTACAAGTCCTGGCCGAGAATGCTGTGGTTGACGAGCCTAATGAAAGTTTAATTGCGCCGGACTCACCACCTAGCAACTTGTTATGGCATAGTGTGATTGGTATGTATGGAACATTAAGAGAAGGCATTAGCCTAATTGCTTTAGAACAGGATGATGGTAGTGAGGTATATGGTACCGTGGCGTATGACCCTACTGACGATCGTTTTTTGTTGTTTACTGTAGACGAGGCCACTGTACCGGCTAATACACTAGCACCAGTTGACGCAGTGATTGATCCTTTACGATCTGGCCCAGATGCTGGGTTAACACCAGCGGCACTTGGTCAGCGTTATTTGTTTACCGAAGCTACTGGATCATTTGATAATTCAGGTAATCCCAGTGCATGGTCAGGGGATGCTGGTCAACCCTTGGTGGCCAATGCCAATGACATTGTAGAATTTGATGGCACCCGTTGGATCGTTAGTTTTGACAGCACATCAAGTCCTAATAATCGACAATATGTCACTAACATTACTACAGATCTGCAATATGAATGGAATGGTGCAGCCTGGGTTAAAAGTTATCAAGGTCTCTATCCTGGAGGAACATGGTCCTTAATCCTGTAACAGCAGTTGGAGTTTGGTTTTATGCTGTGTCTACTCGTCGTTATTTGTATTTGATGCGAGATGATCATAAACATCCGGAAAGTTGGGGGTTGCCTGGGGGCAAGGTCGAACTCAACGAAACCTTGCTGGATGCTCTAGCAAGAGAATGCTGTGAGGAAATTGGCAGCATGCCCGAATACTTAAAATTAGTACCATTGGAAAAATTTACCTCAGCCGATGGGGGCTTTGTATATAATACATTTTTTTGTAGTGTTGCCTCAGAATTTCAACCGGTGCTTAACAATGAACATTTGGCCTATGCATGGGTCACTTCTGGCGTCTTTCCAAGACCCTTGCATTCTGGATTATGGAGCACTGTAAATTTTGATGCTGTTCGTAATAAAATACAAACAGTTGAACAACAAGTTCAAACGTCGCAGTAGCTGACAAACTCTCGATAGGTCATGGTTTTGACGTTGGCGCGATCCAACCAGGTGTCTGGCATGATAGTTGGCTCTCCGACTAGGTAAAACTTAACACCAGCATAAGCCTGAAACACTTCGTTGACATTATCAAACCAACGCTCATTATCAAACTGCATTTGTTTACTGTAGCCCAATAAAAATATTTCTTTGTGCCCATCAAACGCTGCCAAGTACACCGGCAGGGCAGGCATGAGTAATCTAGGTGCCTGAGGTATTAGATAAAAGTCCCCAGGGTTTTGAATACAATTTCTTGCTGTAGTGTAAACTACATTGTCTTCGTAATATTTACTTTCAATTAATTTTTGTAGTTGTGCAGAATCAATGTCAACTGCAAAGTCTA